GCCGTGTCGCAGACGCCGACGCACGAGCTCACCGGGCAGATGGCGAACCTCTCCGCGGAAGCCCTCGCGGCTGCGCGGGCGAGCCTGAACCAGAAGGTCGTGGAGCGGCAGAAGTCCCTCGGCGCCTCCCATGCGCAGGCGTTGCGGTTGGCGTCGGCGATCGATAAGGACGACGAGTACGCCTCCGACCCCACTGGGCGTGTGACCTGGCAGGACATGGAGATCCGGTCCATGTCGCAGGCCGTGGACGCCCTCGGCAAGGCCGCGACCATGCTGTTCATCCCCCCGTCCGCGCTGTGGTCGCGTATCCCGGGTGTGGAGAAGTCGGATGTCGAGGAGTGGGTGGAGCTCGCCGAGAAGGGCGACCCCATCACGAAGCTGCAGATGCAGATGGAGAAGCAGGTCGCCCCCGCCGTCTCGCAGATCCCCGACAGTGCGCCGGCTGATGGCTTCAACTGACCACGGGCGGCGCCTCACCGAGGCCCACCGGTTGGCTCAGCAGCAGGTCCGCGCCGAGTTCCTGACCCGGTTCCTGGCGTTGTGGCCGCTGCTGGACTCCACCCGCCTCGATGAGACGTCGCCGGGCTGGACGCAGGCGGTGCTGAACGAGATCACCGCGTCGCGGATGGATTCGGCGCGGGTGGCGACGCAGTACTTCGAGGAGTTCGCCGCCGCGGAAGCTCCGTCGACACCTCGACGGGCGCGGATCGAGATCCCCGACCTGCCAACCAGTGGTCGCAGGTCAGCAAGGGTGTCGGTGCCCGACATCGACTGGAAGCCTGCTGATCGGGCGGCCCGGGTGTCGTTGAACGTGACCGGGCCGGCGTCGCAGAAGTCGAAGGCCCGCCGCGGGAAGCCGCTGCAGGTGGCCCGAGACGAGTCGTTCAACGAATCCGCCGGTGCCGCGTCACGGCATGTGTTCACCGGCGGCCGGCAGAGCCTGCTCACCCTCGTCGAGAGTGACGACCAGGTCATCGGCTGGGTTCGGGTGACCGACGGTGACCCGTGCTCGTTCTGCGCGATGCTGGCCTCGCGCGGGCCGGTGTTCAAGAAGGGGTCGTTCTCGGAGTCGGACCCGCGGTTCTTCGGTCCGGGCGAGTTCAAGGTCCACGACAACTGCGCTTGCACGATGGAGCCGGTGTTCGACCGGGCCACGCTGTGGCCGGGACGGGCCGCGGAGTTCCGCCGGTTGTGGCGTACGGCGACGCAGGGCTACAGCGGGCAGGACGCCCTCAACGCGTTCAGGCGGGCGTACGAGCAGCAGCAGCGTGACGCCCAGCGCGGCGTGGCCTAGCGCTTCGTCCAGACCCCGCAGCCCTCGACCTTCAGGTACTCGCCGGGCTTCACGATGACGATGACCTGCCCGCCGCGGGTGCGGTCGTTCGCGATGATCGAGTCAAGGCCACCGCTGGGGCTTGTCGCCCGTTCCCAGTAGCAGCTGTCGTTGCTGGCAGCGCCGGGTGCGACGTAGGTGCCGGGTTCGATGTCGCGCCCGACCTGGAGAACGTTGTCGGAGAAGGTGCTGACCGGCGTGCTGGCGGCAGGCGCTGCCTGTGCGGTCCGGCCGCTGGGCAAGCTCGCCACGCCCGCCTTATAGGCCAGCACCAATACGGCGACGATCCCGAGCGCGTACACGAGCCGGGCCGGATAGCTGGTCAGAGCCTTGCGCGCCCTACTCGGCTGCGCCGTACCCGGTTCGCTCACATGCCGTCCTTCGCTCGGTGCGATCGCGCCGTTACCCCCTGAGTTTCCACGCTGCCGCAAGGGCGCGTGAGCAAGGTCCCGCAACGGGAGACAGGCAGGCCGCAATGGCTGACGACAAGAACGACGACCTCGAGCTTGATGAGGCCGATGCTGAGAAGTTGCTCGCCGATCCCGATGACGAGCCGGACAAGTCCAGCCCTGAGCCGTCCGCAACGGACGAGCGGGACTGGAAGGCCGAGGCAGAGAAGTGGAAGAAGCTGTCGAGGCAGAACGAGAAGACCGCCAGTGAGCGTGCGGCGGCGCTGAAGAAGTACGAGGACGCCAACAAGACCGAGTCGGAGCGCCTGCAAGAGGAGCGCGACTCGCACAGGACCCGCGCCGAGAAGGCCGAGGCGGCCCTCAGGCGTCGTGAGATCGCCGAACAGGCAGCGCCTGACCACGCGACTGCCAAGCAGATCGCGCAGGTCGCGAAGCGCATGTCCGGCGACGACGACGACGCGCTCGAGTCGGACGCCAAAGAGCTCTTCGAGTGGATGGCTCCGGCCCCGGCGACACCGAAGACCCCGTCCCGCCCGAAGGAACGCCTTCGCGGCGGCGCGGAGCCCGACGACGAGCCGGAAGAGACCGACCCCCGGAAGTTGGCCGCGCTGCTCCCGCGCCGCCAGTAGATACCCACCGCACGGCTCGCCACGGGCCGCCAGCGGGCTCCCCAACTCGACCCTAGGAGGTCCCCGTGGCGAACTCTTTCATCAAGGGAACGCGCATTGCCGCGCAGGCGCTCGGCATTCTGGAGCGGGAGATCATCCTCCCCGCTCTGGTGTGGCGTGACGCTGGCGGCTCGTTCCAGGGTGCCGCTGGTGACACGATCAGCCTGCGTGTCCCGGCCCGCACCCAGGCCCGTACCCGCACCCTGCGTGGTGCGCGCGGTACGGCGTCTGAGGGCAACGGCATCATCACCCTGGATGACCTGACGGAGACCAAGGTCGACGTCACCCTCGACACCGCCGTGTACTCCGCGGTGCCGATCACCGATGAGGAGCTGTCGCTCGACATCGTTGACTTCGGCGCGCAGATCACCGAGCCGCAGTCCAGGGCGGTCGCCGAGGGCATCGAGAACGCGGTCGCGGCGGAGATGACTGGGGCGACCTACGCCACCACTGTCACGCTGACCAGCGACCCGTACGACGGGGTCGTCGACGCTCGCACGGCGTTGAACAAGGCCAACGTCCCCATCACTGAGCGGTTCCTCGTTCTGGGTGCGGACATGGAGGGCGCGTTCCTCAAGTCTGACGAGCTGCACCAGGTCGACAAGGCTGGGGACAACTCGGCGCTGCGTGACGCGATCATCGGCAAGATCGCCGGGTTCACCGCTGTGGTGTCCAACGCGCTCCCGCCGAACGTTGGCTTCGCTTTCCACCGCACCGCTTACGTCCTCGGCATGCGCGCCCCCGTCGTCCCGGATGGAGCGACGGCGGGCGGGTCGATGGCGGCCTACGGCCTGGCGATGCGCTGGATCAAGGACTACGACTTCCGCAACGCGCAGGACCGCAGCATGCTTGACACCTACATCGGCACGAACATCGTTGCTGACGGCGCGAACGAGGCCCAGACCATCACTCAGGGTGGGTCGGGTCTGACCTCGTACACGCTGACCTACGACGGCCAGACGACCGCGTCGATCGCGCAGGCGGCCACCGCTGCTCAGGTTCGGTCGGCGCTGCTGGCGCTGTCGAACGTCGAAGAGGGCGGCGTGGACGTCTCCGGCTCGGCCGGTGGCCCGTACACGGTGACCTTCTCCGGTGGCCGCAACGTGTCGCAGATGACCGCCACCCCCACCGGTGGTACCGGCACGGTGACCATCGCGACCGCGACCGCGGGTGGTTCGGACAGCTTCGTCCGCGCCGTCAAGCTGCTCCTCCCCTGATCGTGGAGGCGCTCGCGGCCGTTTCGGACGTCGAGCAGCGGCTCGGCCGGGTCTTCGCTTCTGAGGAGCTCGGCCGGGTCGTGGGCCTCCTCGACGACGCCTCGGACCTGGTCCGCCTCGAAGCCGGCAAAACCTGGGCCACCCCGGAGGTCACTCCGGGGGCGGTTCGGGCTGTGGTGTTGCGGGTGGTGGAGCGGGCCGTCAGGAACCCTGACGGGTTCTCCGCGGAGTCCGACGGTGACTACTCGTACCAGCGCACCCAGGTCGAACCCGGCGTGTATCTGACGGATGCGGAGCGGGCGATCCTGCGCCGCGCCGCCGGCCGGTCGGGGCTGTGGACTCAGGCCACGACGCGCGGGGACTGCGAGATGAACACGGTCTGGTTCGAGGACCAGTTCGGGTGCGAGTTGTTCCCGCTCGATGTGCGCTACGACAACTGCTGAGGTGGGGGTGCCGTGTGGCGATGTATGAGCACGGCCCCCACACCGTGACGATCTACCTGGAGGAGACCTACACGGACTCCTATGGGGCGGAGCGTCGTCGGCCGTCGGAAACCCCGGTCGTCGTGTCGGGTGCGTATATGCACCCGGTGTCGTCGGCTCGGGGGGCGTTCGCCGCGGTCGATGTTCGTGCGGGTCAGCGGGTGGATGCGTCGTGGAAGCTCGTGTGCCGCGCCGATGCCCCGTTGGGTTGGTGGTCGCGGGTCGAGTGGCGCGGCGTCACGTTCTCCATCCTCGGCGGTCCGCTGCTGCGGCAGTCCTCCCCGTCGACCACGCACATCACGTGCACGTTGCAGGAGGAACGCTGATGGCCACCGTCATCGGGAACCTCGACGACATCGTCGCCCACATGCCCGGCGTCAAGGCCGAGCTTCGGTCCACCGCCACCAAGGGTGGGGCGAAGGCGCAGGCCATCCTGGATGCGCACCGCGACACCGGGGCTTCCCGGATCACGGTGACCCACGGCTCGCTGGACTACTTCGTGAGCCTCGATGACACCCGCGGCGATCATGCGGCGGCGGCGATCGAGTACGGCCGGTCTGGTGGGGAGCGCGGCGGGGCAACCCAAGGCGTGTTCGCGCTGGCCGGGGCGTTCTGATGACCCGCTTCACCGTCGACGTCCTCGACGTCCTCCTCGGGCTTCTCCGGCCGGCGCTGCCCGGGGTGACCGTGTTCCCTTACATCCCCGACGGGCTCACCACCTTCGTTCCGCTGGTGGTGGTGCGCCGCACCGGCGGAGACAGCTTGGCCCCGGAGTTCTACGACACCCCACTGATCAACGTGCAGTGCTGGTGCAAGGACGACCGGGACAACGCTGTCGACGCCTCTCGGGCGGCGTCTGATCTGGCCGACCAGGTTCGCGGGATCTTGTGGACCGCGTACCGCACCCAGCAGGTCGTGCCCGCCCTGGGCTGGATCGGCGCGATCCGCGAGTCCACGGGCCCGCTGGAGCTCGGCGACCCGGACCTGCCGAACTACGGCCGGTACTCCGCCACCTACGACCTGCGGATCCGCTCCGCCGCCTAGCCGGCCTGTTTCACCAACCCCCTGTTCCACGTCCCCGCTCCCCGGGTCGTGGCTTTCGTCATGCCCCGAAAGGACGCCTCACATGGCTCTCGACGACAGTGCTGTGATCATCCCCGGGACGGGGTACCTCTTCATCGCCCCGCCCGAGACGGCGCAGCCCGCCAGCCTCACCGCTCCCGCGTCGCCGTGGGAGAACCTGGGCCACACCTCTCGCGACGACGGTCTCACCATCACCCGTGACGGTGGCGACTCCGAGACGCTGGGTACCTGGCAGAACAACTCGCTGCGTGAGCGCCGCGACCCCACCACCCTGGCGATCACCGCGTTCCTCCACCAGGTCGACAACAACGTCCTGGAGCTCTACTTCGGCACCGGTGACATCGCCTCCGCCGGCGAGTTCGGTGTCATCGACGCATCGGGCACCACGGAGAAGGCGCTGTACGTGCGCATCGTGGACGGCACCAACGAGGTCGGCCTCTACATCCCGAAGGTCAGCATCGGTTCGGATGACGACGTCGAGGTTGATGTCGAGAACTTCCTCGCGTTCCCCGTGCGCGCCACCGTGCTTCAGGTGACCGGGTCGAACCTGATGACGTTCCTCGGCGCCGACCTCGGGGCCTGAGCGACTGGCGGGTAGCGCCGGTGTGGACCCTCGCTGCCCGCCAGTCACCTCCCCACCTGGGTCCACACGTTTTGAAGGGTCCACGACATGGTTGTGAAGAAGCCTGACCAGGCTGATGTGATCGACGAGCTCGCCGCCGACGCGGTGCTGCCCGACTACCCGGCCGGGGCCCCGGAGCTGCTGCCCTATCTGCAGATCCGGCCCCGGTCGCGGCGGGCGGAGTTCAAGCGGCGGTTCGCCGACTTCTCCGACCTGCAACGCAAGACTGACCTCGCGCAGAAGGCGATGGCCGCCGAGGGCAAGACCGACGAAGGCGACCAGGCGCAGCAGTTGCGGCTGTGGGCGGACATGGACGACCTCTACCAGCTGATGGATGAGCTGATGGAGATGGCCGCCGTGGACCCCGTGGCGTACCGCAAGTGGTCCGACGACGAGTCCCTCGAGGACGCCGAGTTGACGGCGGTGTTCCAGGTGTTCATGAAGCGGGGTCAGCCGGGGGAAGCTTCGCGCTCGGCGAGCTGATCGAGGAGCACGGCCCGGCGCTGCTGCATGACCTGCAGCTCCTCGGTGTGGACCTCCGCGATCTGTGGAGGCCGAACACCGGGGTGACGCCGCGGTATGTGCTCTGGCTCGT